TTCAAGCCCTTCCCGACGACGGCGACGCGCCCAATGTTGGCGCCGGAGAAATTCTCCTCCCAATATTTCTTAATGCGATTCGCTTGGTCCTCGCCAATTTCACCGGGCGCCGTCAGGACGCCGCCGGGATGCGACCCGCCGCGGAAGAATTGCTCCGATTTGGTTTGAATCGTCAGCCCCTGCTGCGCGGCGAGGCCGCACGCATACAGCGGCGTCACACCGACGAGGGGATGGAATAGCGTGACCATCTGGTCATGGATAATCTCGCGCGCCGGCACAACGAGATCCTGACCGGGAACCGTGTTCTCGTCGGTGATGCCGGTCAGGTCGTCGCGTTTGAGCCCGTAGTAGACCGACCCATCGGGCGCGATGAGCGGCGTCACGCGCGTCGGGTCGAGCACATACAGCGCCGAGACGACGCCGCGGTCGTCGCGCTGTTTCAGGACGTAGGCATTACCCGCCGTTAATTTCGACGTGATCCATTGCTCGATAAACTTAACGATGGTCTGGTAGCGGTTCGGTTTGCGCAGCACCGGCGAGTAGGCCGGATTCGTGGTCTCGTTCCAGATGCCGTCCTCATCCTCAGCGACGAGCCGGAGTGCGAGCTTGCCGATGTCGGTCGCGATGAGCGACACGCAGCCATAGACGGCGAAATACGCGAGCGCGGAGGCCGGCGTAATCGGCGGCGCGTTCTCCTGCCATGCGCCCGGATACGAGTCGCGCACGACCGGGAACCAGCCGCCGCCCATCGTCCCCGCCGGCGCCGCAATAGGCGACAGCGGGGGACGGGCGCGACTGATCTCCAAGCCGAGGAAACGCATGCGGGCCTTAGTCGGCTTTCTTCCCGGTCGCCGCCGCCTGCGTCTGCGCGCCGGTCGGCGCCGGCCAGTTCGCCGCGGTCAGATACTTGACCGCGTTCGCGTTGACCCGCTTCCAGTTCGCGAACCGTTCCGCACGGAGCGCGACGAGGTTGTTTTGGAATAGCGAGACATACACCGTCGTTGCGTCCGCCGGCGACATCGGCGCCGAGTCCATCTGTAGCGACGCTTCGCGGCTGGCGTCGATCGTGACGCCGCCTTCGTCGGCATACAGGATGTAGGCCGGCTGCATGGCGACGACGTTCGTGCCGGCGACGTTCGAGGTAATGAACGTCAGACCTTTGTAACTTCCGCCGGTGATCCCGATGCCGGGGAATTCCGGCGAGCCGTCGGAATTGGTCCGGAAGGACAGCGCGAGCGCGTTCGCTGACGACAGGACGAACGTCAACCCGGCGACCGGGATGTTATTGGTCGCGAAGTGATTGATCAGGCCCATGATGTCGGCGAGCGGGCTAATCGTCGCCGCCGCGGTCGGCGCGCCGTTCGTGATCGAGGCCGGATTCGTGCCGGCGACGGCCGCGACGGCCGGATCGAGAAACTGCGTATCGAGGAATTGCGCGATACCCGCGATCATGTCGGCGCGGACCAGCGCCTCGGCCGACGGATTCGACAGGCGGACCAGTTCCTCGGTGAGCACGATGATGCCCGCGACCTTCGTGACGCCGAGCGTATCGGACGAGAAGGCGAGCTTGGTCAACGGCTTCGGCTTCGCTTCACCGACCCAGCCATACGCGCCGCCGGCGGTCTGCATCGGCACCTTGCAATTGAACGGCACCTCGCGCAGGCCGGGAATCTTACCGAGGACCGTCGCCGGCCGCAGCAAGGCGATGAAGTCGTTGACCATCGTCTGGTTGACGAGCGGCGCCGCCCATGTCGCGTCGGTCGTCGTGCCGGGCGCCATCGCGGCCTTCAAGGACAGCGCGACTTCCGGCGTCGAATCGTCCCAGCGCTTCGCGTATTCCGCCGCTTCATGCCGGTTGCCTTTGCAGACCAAGAGCGCGCACGCCTCACGGATAAACGCGGTGCCGAGTGGGACGTTTGGCCGGACGGAGACCTGCGAGAACGCATTGGTCCGCAGGACCGGCGCGGCCGGCGCCGGCGTCGCCGAGGCGATCTGTAATTTTTCGTTCTCGCGCCAGCGCCGCAGGTCGGCGTCGATGCTCTTGACCTGCTCGATGAGCCCGTCGTACTCGGTCGCGGCGTCGGCATCGGTCGTCGTGCCGGTCTCGGCGGCGGCTTCCATGATGTCGGTCGTGCGCGCGGCGAGCGCGGCGCGCTTGTTTTCGAGGTTCTGGATGTGTTCGGCGGCGGTCGGCTTCATGGTCGGCCTCATGGTCGACAGGCCCGAGACGCCGGGCGGGTGATGGCCTGACGCGGCCAGATGCGGCGCGTCGAACGACTTGATCGTCTGGATCGTCGTTTCGACGTTCGCCGGCACGGTAACAAGGGAGAGTTCGCAGATTTCCGTTTTGAGCAGGTGCATCCCGCCCGACGCCAGTGCCTTGACGCCGTCGGCCAGTGGGCGGAAGCCGATCGAGACGCCGGTAATCAGCCCGGCCTTAATCAGGTGCCATGCCTCGTTGACGCGGTCGCGGACCAGTCCCGGCTCGGCGATGTCCGGCAGCTGCGCCTCAAAGGCGATGCCGCGGGCGGTCGCGGTCAGCGTGACGCGCCCGACGGGTCGCTCGCGGTCGTGATGCAGCAGCAGCGGGAGGGGATTCCGGAAGGAGGCGCCGAGCGGTTCGAGGATGTCGCCGCGGCGGTCCGGCGTCGGCGTCGATGCGAGGCCGGTAATGATGCGGCGGTCGGCGTCGTGCGATTTGATGTCGAGCCGCGCGTACGCCCAATCAACCACGCCGGCATGCTAGCGGCCGGGCTTTATCGGTCCTATTTTCGTGGAACGATTCTCAATTTTGGATCGAATGAACTCGGACACATTCATTCGGGCGGCGGTCGCGCGTTGATAGAGCGCGTCGTATTGTTTGGTCGGTAATCGCAGGCCGACATGGATCGACGGGTCCGCGACGTTCAGGGGAGGCCGGCCGGGTCGTCTGGTCATGTCGGTCCTCCGAAAATGTAGAGTTCCGGCTCGGGGTCCGGCGCCGCCTGATCGCGGTGCATCGCATCGAGCGCCATAACGAGCGCATAGACGCCGTCAATCCGGTCCGTGGACTTCGCTTTGCTCGGTTGAATATTACCCGCATTGTCGACATCCACGGTGGCATTTGCGATATTCCACCGCAGGATCGGATGCCCGTCATGGCGGATCGTCTTGTCGAGAATCGCGATTTCGAGCGCCTTGGACGGCGCCGACAGCGTCGCCTTGCCTTGGCGCATCTTGACGCAGACGAAGCCGTCGACCTTTTCGAGCCGAGAAACGAGATCGGTCGCGTTCCACGGGTCGAACGCGACCATCCGGACTTGGTAGCGGTCCTGCCAGTCGAGCAGGTGCGCGCGCACGCGCTCGTAGTCGACCCGCCGGCCGGGCGTCGCCGTGATGAGGCCGCGACGCGCCCACTCCTCATAGGGGACACGGTCGCGGATCGTCCGCGTCTGGATACCCTCGGCCGGGCAGAAGAAGTGCGGCAGCACGGTGCAGCCCGGTCCCGTGTCGTCGGGAAAGACCGCGACCGCGGCCGTCAGGTCCGTGGTCGTCGACAGGTCGAGCCCGATATAGCAGCGACGGCCGGCGAGGGTCGCCGGGTCGACCGGCGGCGCGAGGCAGGCGTCCCACGCATCGAGCGCAATCCAGCGCGTCTCCTGTTCGGTCCATTGGTTGAGATAGAGCCGGCGGAAGACGTTTTCCTGCGCCGGGATTTCCTGCGCGCGCGCACACGCCGCGCGGAGTTCTTCGAGCGATCGGAAATCACCGAGCGCCGGATTGGCTTTCTTCCAGACGCGCTCGTCGCGCCAGTCGGCGTCAATGGGCGCCTCATAAATGACGGCAAGGAACGTCGGATCGATCGTCGGCGATTCGAGCACTTTCTTTCCGTGTGTGTAGAGTTCCCATAGAATCGAATGCCGGTCATACCCGGCGGTCGAGATGGCGATAACGAGCGGCTCGGCGCGGGCGCCGGTCGACGACGCGAGGACGTCCCATAGGTCGCGCGACTGGGCGGCGTGCAGTTCGTCATAGATGACCCGCGACGCATTGAAGCCATGCTTCGAATACGCCTCCGCACTAATCGCCCGATAGAACGATCCGGATTTCCGATGCACGATCCGCTTTTGCGAGTCGATAATTTCACAGGCCGCGGAGAGTTCGGGGTCATTGCGGATCATCTGGGCGGCGACGTTAAAACACAGCGCCGCTTGTTCTTTATCGTTCGCCGCCGAATACACCTCGGCGCCGGCTTCGTTGTCGAATAGCAGCCCGTCAATCGCCAGCGCCGCGCAGATTTCCGTCTTGCCGTTTTTGCGCGGCATCATGATCAGCACGGTCCGGTAGCGGCGCCGGCCGGTCCGCGGGTCGACCGAGAAAATCGGCCGAATGATTTTGTGTTCCTGCCACGGGCGCAAGTGGAACTGGTCGCCGGCGAATGGTCCCTTGGTATGTGTGAGCTGGTTGATGAGACGGACCTTTTCCGACGGGATGGAGAGCGGCGGCATTTACAACCGGCCTCCCCATTTGCTCGCCGGCACGTCGACCGGCGCCGCCGTATGGATGCGCGCGCGCGAGGACGGTGTCATGCCGAACTCGACAAGGAACGCGCGCATCTGCTGCATCGCGTGATGCGCGATCTTTACATACGGCGAAATGACCGGCAGCTCGATGCCGGTCTTGCCGACCTTAATGACCATCCCGAATTGCCGGAGCTTCTGCGTCGCCTGCTTCCACGTCGTAAACGCTTCGCAATAGGCGGCGAGGGCGTCGGCGTCGGTCTCGGTCAGGACGCCGAGCCGGCCGAGCATCGGCGCGATGCGTCGCCATTCAGTCTGCGCGGCTTCGTCGAGCCAGACCGGCGGCTCGAGGTTCGCGGGTAGCGGCGCCGGCTGCGGTTCGCGCGCGTTGACGGGTCGCTTGCGCGGATTACCGCGCAGGAGGCGGAGCGCCGTCGGCGTCGGTTTACGGCCTCTCATGGTTGGAGCGTGCGGATCGGAGTTACACCGTCCCCTGCGGTTGGAGCCGCCGTGCCGTTCCCAGCACCTCGCACGCATGGCCGGCCGAGATACATGCCGGCGCCGAGTCGATCGATGTCGCCGAACGGGAGGACCGGCACAGTCAGCCGGGCGCGCGTCGCGGCGTCGAAACAGTAAATGTAGCGTAATTGGAAGCCCGGCACGGTCGACCCGCCGACGGCCGCGGCGTATTTCGCGAGATCGTATTTCCCGCCGGTCACGTCGTAATAGGACCGTCCGCCGAGCTCGGCCCGCGGCGCCAGCGGATTCGATTCGAGGGTCATCTTGTGGATGACGACACCGTCGCCGCGCCGGACCAGATTCTCACTTGGCTTGATGGCGGTCAGCAGGAAGCCGGACGCGCGATAGATGGCGCCGTCGCCGCATTGCGTGGCGTCGGCAAACGAGACGATCCATTGCAACCACGGATACGTGTGCTTGAGCCACCGCAGCGCAAACGCGATCGCGCGGCTCTCGGAATTGCGCGGGAGCCAGTCCGCGAACGCGAGCCGATTTAATTCAAGAAAGCCATTCCACGGTGTCCCGTCGACCAGTCCCTGCATCTTGCGTTTGTCGAGCGATGGGCCGAACTGCATCGCGCCGCCGCAGCGCCCATTGAGAAACACGCCGAGATGGACTTGCGAATTCATGACGCAGGCGCCGCTATAGTGCAGCGTCTGGACGATGCGCCGCGCGTCGGCGCCGGCGATCGGTCGGACGAGAATCCGCTTGGCCTCACCCATCGTGCAAAAAGCGCGCGGCGATATACGCGAGCGCGTTCCCGTTCGTGTTCTCGTTATCCGGCGACGTCGCGCCGGCATCGTGCGCGCGCGCCAGCGCGACCTTGACCGTTTCGACCTGATCGTCGTGGAGCGTGAACGTCATCTGCTGGAAG